AAGGATAAATGGGATGGTGCAAGGTCAGTTTATTAACATAAAGGAGAACTATATGATTACAAATCTATCAAATGAAGAAATAACTAGAGCTATGGAACTTATCCGTGATGCTGAATTTAGAATGAAACAAGGTAACAATGATCTTGCTCATTGTCATTTACTAGAAGCTATGGATGTTCTAGGTATAGAAAAGATAACAACTATTGAGTATGACTATTCCTAAAACTTACAAATACCTCTGCATATTGTGTACAGACGATGTTGCAGAGGGTAGATGGAACGCAGGTTATAGGACCTGTTTAGAGTGTGGTGAGAAGAGTGCTAGACAACGACTGTTCACAATCGTTCCTATGCACAAATCAAACTACATAGCTTGTTTTAACAAAGACGATTTAATTGGTATCAACACTAAAGGAGGACTTGTAAGATGAAATACAAAGAAATTACTTGGGATTATTTATTAGCTGTAGCTATTGGTTTTTGTTTAGCTTTAGTATTATTTTATGGATTATCATCATGAAAATTAAGAACTTTATTATTACATCAGGACTAATATTAAGTTGTTCTGTACAAGCAAATAACTTTGCTGAAGCTGACAACATAAGTGGAGGAAAGATAATAATCACAACAGATGTGTGCAGTAAAGACGCATCAATGTCTAGAGCTTATAACTATACAAAAGAAGGACTCACTGAAGATGGATGCTGGAAATATGATTCTGATACTGTTATTGTTCAGTGGGATGTTACTGGAAGAAGACGATACCCCATTTCTTATTTTTCTTTATTAAATGAGTACCGTAAGTTTAAGTCTTTTTAAGGAGTTTCACGTGGAACATAAAACATCACCAATGAGAAATGCTATAGAGCACATATTCTTTTCTAATGAATCCATATCGGAAGACAACTGTACGATATGCAATCAACGTGTTACTGGTTTTAAAAACTTAATTTCAGAACAAGAGTATGAGATAAGTGGTATGTGTCAAGCTTGTCAAGATGACATTTTTAGCGATGTTGATGATGATGAGCGTATCTAACGTTCCTCCCAGGCAAGCTGCTCGCCACCGTAGGTGGCATTTGCTTGCTAGGTCGTCACTTGGATATAAGTATCGGACTTGCCACCCCGCTTTTAGGGGCGGGGATGGCTTCGCCCTCTGTGTTATTAATAACTTTTTAGGAGATAGATATGAGTAAGAAATTTACATTTACTTCAATAGAAGATCTAAACCATGAGGATGTTGTAGATGAGCTACAACTAGATGAAAAAAATCCTCTTGACAATTCATTTAAATCAGGTATTTACACCTACTTAAATTGGTTCTATGACGGTGAGCAAGACGACTTCTTGCTGTAAACTACGCTCCCTTTCAGCTTTCTTTTATACAGCTTTGTCAACAACAGAGTTGTATTGAGGCAATGTTGCCTTTGTTCCTTATGGAGTAAATATGGATAAACCTTCTGGGGTTTCAGATACTTTGTATGCTGCTGCAACTGAATCTCTTGTTTCAGATGCTTCAGCTACAAGTACTTTTGAAAAGATGATACAAGTAGCTTTTACACATAGTTCTGTAGAAACATTTACAAAAGAGCTTAAAGACACTGAGAGAGCCATTAAGAAAGACTTTGAGGTGTCATCTATGCCAGGTCCTTGGAGATCAGCTAAAAGCGTTATACACAGTGCTATGAACCTTGGTATAGCTCTCGTAGATGATAACGGGAGCTATATTGGTAAGACAGCATTGCAAAGCAAAATCAAAGCTGCAAAGCCTGTTAAAGAAGACAACTCTATAGAAACATATGTGATTCAGATTATGGCAAAGATGTTGTCTGTTCCAAAAGAATTGTCTAGTCATGATGTTTGTAAAGAGGTTTATAAACAATTAACAAATATGGGGTTTCATTAATGCTAACAAAAGGCATTGAAGTCATGAAATATGTTCGGGCAAGTGCAGGTAGAGCTGGCTTGTCAGTTGTATTTGAAGACAGTAACCAACCTAGGCATGATGGTAAAACCATCTACTTGCCTAAAATAACAATTGACACAACTGATGAACAGTTAAGAGATCTAATGGCTTCTACAGACCATGAAGTAGCCCATGATCGCTATAGCTGTTTTGAAGTTCTTAAAGAGAAAGCTGTAGATCCTAAAGGTATCTTGTTATTTGTATGGAACTTCCTTGAAGATTCCAGAATCAATAACATTGAAGCTTTAGAGTATCAAGGCTTTAGAGAAAACTATGATGAATGTAGTTCTAGCATAGTAACAAGAATTGTTGCTAAAGCTAGTAAAGACGTTTCACTCATGTCTAAACTCATTACAACTCTCATTCATTGGGATTCTGAAATATCAGCACACAACTTCCCAATGATGCAGTTGGTAGGCAGCTCAATAACTCCTGATAAAAAGATAATAAATGTTCTTAATAACTTTTCTGATCGTCTTGTTTATTGTCATTCGATATTGGATAAAAGACTAGGCACGGAAGCAACTTACAACTTAGCAATTGATATTCTCAAAGAACTAGGTAAAAGCTGCAAAGAAGAGTTTAAGAAAGAAATGGATGCTAGGAGTAGCTCATCAGGTGAGCCTGTCAAAGGAGACAAAGCATCAGAAAAAGAAAAAGCCGAAGGCAAAGCAAGTCGCGAAGACAAAGAAAAGTCACCTGCTGAAAGCAAAAAAGAGAAAGATGAACAAGAATACAAAGTCATCACTCTAAAGCTTACAGAAGAAGAAATACAAAACTACTCTATCACTATGCCAGAAGAAAGTGAAATGGGTAAAGTAGGTATTAATCTTGAGCCTTCAGGCAGTAAAGGTAGAGATTGGAAACTAACTGATTATGATAAATTTATAGTTGTTAACTATCCAAAGAATTTAGGTGAAGCACAATACTTCAACATTAGCCGTAAATTCATAGCTTCTTATGAAGAAAGAGCAGGTAGCAAACTATTAGCTCAAGAAAACTTTGCACAACAAGTTAGAAGGTTGATTCAGATCAAAGCTAAAGTGCAAAGACAGTACGGAGTTAAGAGGGGTAAGCTAGATCAATCTAGGTTGTCTCGTATTTGTTTTAATGCTCCTGGGTTTAATGAAAGAGTATTTAAAAACAAAATAGAAAATAAAACTCTAGATGCTTGTATATCAGTGTTAGTCGATATGTCAGGCTCTATGTCTGGAGATAAAGCTTTGTATGCGTTGGCATCTACTTTGCTACTTAATGAAGTATGTACAACTCTTAACATTCCAGTTGAGATTGTTGGCTTCACTGATGGATGTAGACCTATGTATGAACATGTTCCTTTAATGTTTGTTTACAAAAGTTTTTCTGATTTAACTGTTAATGACGAGAGTATCAAAGAATATTTTTCTTGCAGTAGCAGTTACATGGTAGGTAATCCTGATGGTGAAAACATTCTCTGGGCATTTGATAGGATAGCCAAGAGAAAAGAAAAGAAGAAACTTCTAATTGTTATGTCTGATGGTAGTCCAGCAGCTTCAGCAGGATATGACGGTATAGAAGAGTTTACGAGTAAGGTAATCAAAGAGATAGAAGCTTGTAAATTTGTAGATATTTATGGTTTAGGTTTATGCAGCAGTGCTGTAAGCGAGTACTACAAAGCTCATAGCATTGTTACTAAACCTGAAGATATACCTAAGAATTTACTCCAACTTATAGAAAGGAAGATAATCAATGTCTGAACCAACAACAGGAAAGGTCGAAGACCTAGTCAAGAAAGCTTTGAAAGAAGCACTAGACAAACGTAGACCACCAGCGTCAGATGTACCAACAGTACGAGAAAAAGAAGGTTTAGAGATGCTAGAAGAACTTGCAGAAGATATGTCTAAAGATGTTACTAGTAAAAAATCTATTGGAGCAAATCAAGCATACTTCTCTGATGTTATTGGGGATCATCTTATACCAATAACAGAAGACTTTGGTGTAACAGTCTTTAAAGAATATGATTGGGATGAACGTATATCTTCATTCATTCCTATGATTGATAAAGACTATGTTATAGACAGAGAACTTGCAAGCAACATTCTTATGTCTTGGGAGCTTAACGAGAAAGTTCTTTGTTATGGTCCTACAGGTGCTGGTAAATCTAGTTTGATTGAACAACTATGTGCTCTTACAGGTAGACCTTTTGTCAGAGTTAACTGTACAGGTGACATGGACTCATCAATGATTTTTGGTCAACTCACAGCTAAAGATGGTTCTACTGTTTGGGTAGATGGTGCTGTTACAGAAGCTGTTAAGTACGGTGCTGTGTTTGCATGGGATGAGTGGGACGTTACTCCTCCAGAGATTTCTATGGGTCTACAGTGGCTCTTAGAAGACGATGGTAAGCTTTTCTTAAAAGAAATGCCAGGTAGTACCAAAGACAAACAAATCATTCCTCATGAGAATTTCAGGATAGTTGCTATTGGTAATACTCAAGGTCAAGGTGATGATACAGGTGCTCATGCAGGTACTAACGTACAGAACTCTGCAACTCTTGATAGGTTTGGTACAGCAGTTTACATTGACTATCTACATCCTTCTGTAGAAGAAAAGATGTTGGTTAACAAATGGAAAGATACTGTAACTAAGAAGTCTGCTAAAGAACTTGTTAAGTTGGCTAATCTAATTAGACAAGGTTACAAGTCTAATCAATTTAGTCTAACAATATCTCCTAGGTCTTTGTTTAGTATCTGTCGTAAAGTATCTGCTGGTTTTACTCTAAAGAAAGCTTACACATTGGTTTATCTTAATAAACTTAATGATACGCAGCGTAAAGTAGCTGACGAACTCTTTAACAAAGTATACGGATCTAGCTCTTAAAGCATAAAACCATATAGCCTTATCTACGGATAGGGCTATTTATTTTGTGTTTTTAATAAAGATAACAAATGATAGATAGAAAACTTATAGTAGCAAATGCTCCTAGTAACATTGGAGAGCAGGTACACGTTAACCACACAGGCTGCGAAGCAGGTGTAGACAACAAACGTAGACTGTACATCAAAAGAACAGACAAAGGACTAGTGGCATACTGCCACCACTGCAGCGACAAAGGCTACGCCAAAGATGAGAATAGGTTATCAACATGGCTAAACAAAACAACAGCAGCTAAAGTTATTAAAGAACAATTCTCTGTTAGTAGTCTAGCTACTTTAAGCCCCAAAGGTTTTGTTTGGTTAACTAATTACCACTGTGATGCCAGTAACAAAAATTGTTTTAATGGTGTTAAAGACAAAGACTCTGTAGCTTTGACACTGTATGGTCCTGATGAATCTTTGCTAGGTTGGCAGGTACGAAACCTGCTACCTAAAGAAGGTGCTCCTAAGTACACAACACATTATGTCAGTGAACTAAGCAATGGTGATCCTGCTTGGTTTAACAGACTAACAACAAAGACTTTGGTAATTACTGAGGACTATCTTAGTGCTTGGAGAGTAGGATTTAACACTACACATGCTTCTATGGCGTTACTAAGAACATCTTTGTCAGACAAAGCATTGTTTGACATAGAGAGGGGACATTACGAAACAATCATTATCTGGTTAGATCCAGATGAAGCAGGAAGGAAAGGAGCAGCAAAAGTATATGAAAAACTAAATCATTTTTTACCACAAAACACAAATATAGTTATATTTGATCTAGACAAAGAACCAAAAGAATGTACTCCAACAGAGCTACAAACTTATCTCAACTAAAGGATACCAATGGATTACGATGTGCTTTATCTTTGTTCTCAAAGCAAAGAAAATCTATCCAAGTACAGACGATACATCAAACCACATGTAGTCGTTAAAGAAACCAACATCATCCTTGATGGGATGGAGAAATACTACAAAACATTTCCAACAGTCTCTGACTTCAATTGGGATAGTTTTTCTGCTTTTCTTATAGCAGACCAAAGCAAACGATTAACTGACGATGCTATTGTCAAGCTTCGTATGACGCTAACTAAAGCAAAGACGTTTGTTCCGCACCATGCACATGAAGAAGTTATCAAAACTCTTATAGAGTTAGATTACTTAGCTCTTATCATGGAAGAATGTGAAAAGGTAAAAGAAGGTTCTAGTGATCTTGAGCACGTTCATATACTAGCAACCAACGCACTTAAAGATGTGGAGAGATACATTGAAAAAGACGAGCTTTTTGTTACTGCTGACTTATCTGTTATTGCTGACAGAATCTCATCGTCTGGTTATGAATGGCGATTGGATTGCCTCAACCGTTCTTTGGGTCCTTTACGTACTGGTAATTTTATCATCGTGGCTGCAAGAGTAGAGGTAGGTAAGACAACGTTCTTAGCTAGTGAGGTCAGCTATCTTGCACAGCAGTTACCCAAAGACAGACCTGTTGTTTGGGTTAACAACGAAGAAGAGTCATCAGTTGTATTCTTCAGGATAGTACAAGCAACGCTTGGACAAGAGTCTAAAGTAATCATAGCTGATTCAAAAGCAGCTATGGATCAGTACACAATTCTTATGGGTGGCAACAAAGACAAGATACGTGTTACTAAGGACATGAACAACATCAGAGACTTAGAAACACTGTTTAGAGAAATCAATCCAGGACTTATAGTATTTGACCAGCTTGACAAAGTAGATGGCTTTAAAGCAGATGACAGAGAAGACATTAGACTAGGTAAAATCTACAAATGGGCTAGGGAATTAGCTAGATCATATGGTCCAGTTATTGCTGCATCACAACTAAGTGCAACAGCAGTAGACATGAAAGATCCACCATTTATAGGCTTAGACGCTCTCAGAGGCTCTAAGACAGATAAACCAGGTGAAGCAGATGTTGTTATCACATTAGGTAAATACAAAGAACCTAAGACTCCAGAGGAAGAGATCATCAGAACACTAAATGTTCCTAAGAACAAACTACCTGGAGGTGGTACTAAGCAGATGGAATCAGAAAGACATGGTCAGTATTTAATAACAATAGATCCAATCAGAGCACGTTTTGAATAGGAGTACACATGACAAAAAACGAACAGAAGTTATTTGATGCTTTAGTATATTTAGTAGAGCAGGTAGGAGAAGATGTAAATCCTGAATACATGACTAAACATATGAAAACAGCATTAGAAGATGCGTGTGAGGTGTTAGACGAACTACAAGGAGAAGATAAATGAAAAAAGTAACAGCTTGGAGTATCAATGTAGTGTGGGAAGACGGTGAAGAAGAGATTCTCACAGACGTACCTAACTACGTAGCAGAGGCAGTAGATAGTCATATGACTCTCTTAGAAGAGTTGACTGCTGAAGAAGTCAGGAGAAAAGATGATTGAATTAGAGCTTAGTGAATTGTTCTTATGGGTGTGGTGTATAGGAGCTACTGCTGCTGCAGTTTATTTTAGATACCACTCAAACATGAGAGAAATAATTATTATGTCTTTATTGCATAACGATAAGGTAAGAGAAAAATTAGTATCTGAACTTAAAGAATGGAGAGAAAAACATGGATCACAATAAAGCTTACAGTTTAGTAAGAGAGGTGTTTGGTACTTATGGATACACTGATAAATTTATCATGGATGTTATAGAGTCTATACACATACAAGGTTATAGTAAAGGATACAAAGAAGGGAGGGAACAACAAGAAAAAATAGACAAACTAAAAAAACTTGAAGAACAACAAACTTAACAAAGAAAGGAGTAT